TCACCTCTCTTTTTCTCATACTGTGTCCCGAAGTAGAACGAGATAACCACCGTGAACACCGTCAGGAACTGCTCGGCAGAGAGCCTGTCGGTCAGAGCGAGCACGCAGAACACGGCCGTCAGTGCCAGCGTGACAAGGCTCTTCACGTCTATCAGCTTAGCGAGCTTTTTTAACATACTCACTCCTCCTTTATAGCCGTTCTCATTGACACGAAATAACTTTCTCCGTTTATTGTGCATAACTCATGTTTGTTTATGACATTTGCCCTCATCAACCTATAAGCATTATCAAAATACCAACCACCAACTGAAAACGAGTATTGCATCAATTGCGTGAGGTTGTTTGTATCTGAATTCAAAACTGTGTCATTTTCTTGTTCAGGAATATCACTACCACAACCTGCATTCCGATCCGCATATTGACTCGAACTTACATACAGCATTCCTTTTCCAGTTCCACCATTTATATTTGTAGTTGTACCTATAATGATAGTCGCAAAAACACCTGGGTCATAGTTCATAGATAACATTATTGCATTGCTTGCTTTAACTATCGTATACTGATATGGAGCATCAAATGCTACTATGTAACCACTGCTAAAAATGCTCGTGCCATCAGCTGTTATATTTATCGCTCCATCGTGTGAGCTATTAACCGAAAGAACACAATCACCATATGTCACTGAATGAAGTGCACTTGTTTCATCTACACTATCAAACTCCCACATTTCAGCAAGTTTGTCGATTATTTTATTCATTTCAGAAACAGCTCTGTTAGCTGCTGTTCCGTTATAAATCTCAAAAGCCATTATTCCGTTACCTCCTCCAGTGTTCCTATTACCGAGTCCGTCACTCCGCTGAGTATGCCGACTAGCTGACCTATGGGCTGTGAGCCGCCAAGTGGCTTCCCGTTGAAGGTCACGCCCTCCTCTGTCACCTCAAGGACGGACTCCCCTGCTCTCAGCCGCACAATGTCGGCGGCCGTTTCTGCTACCACGACAGCTCCCTCCTCGTCGTAGTAGTAGTGTGTCTGCGCTGCCTTGTAGGGATCATAGCGTGAGCCCCTCTTAATCCCGACAGTAAGGTCAAGCTCGCCCTCGCTGTCCATGCCTGCCGTGTAGCTGTGGTACTGATCTGTATCTTCCCAAAGATATATCGGCTTGCCGTCTGTAACAAAGCCGTTCTCGCCCGGGACAAGCGAATTATCAAGAGTCCCGAAGTTCTCATTAAAGTCCTCTATGTCAAACTTATCCGCACCCTCGGGCAGCCTAAGCCCGAGCTTTTCCGTGTATCTCATCAGCTTACCCCCTTGTCTATGCATATCCAGTCAATGTAGTATGTGCCGCTGGGAACAGACTGCATCTCCACACCTGTGTTGCCGCCCCAGACTATTGTATAGTATAGTCTGCCTGCTGTGTATAGCAGGTTGAGCTGATAGCCCACAGGCCCCGGCCCAGCAGCTCGTCTGAGTGATGCCACGACAGCTGTTTTTGCAGTCGGAGTAAAATCGAGAGCCATAATGCCGGAGACCATGAAGGCCGCCTCTTCCACTTCTACGGTCTGTGTGCCGTGATAGATCGCCCCTGTCTCTATCCCGTCAAGGATAGCGTCTATGGCCTCGCCCGATTTAAGCAGGGTGTAGTCGCCCTCTCCTGTGAGCTGTGCGACCTGTGCTTCAAGCTGTTCAACTCTTTCTTCTATGGTCATTTTATGCACTCCTTTCAGATAGGCTCGATCTGCTCCTCGACCGAGATCCCTACAGCGGTTATAGTCGCTGACAGGCCCCCGTCGAAGCTGAAATCAAGCCCTGTTATCGGTATCTCATAAGCCTGCTCAGAGCCCTCATAGGTGACAACATCACCGATATCAAAGCGAGGGTCTCCCAGGCGGTGATAAAGGTCTGTAGTGTACCAGGCATAGCCCCCGACCCTGAACCAGATAGATGCAAGCAGCTCACGTGTCATATACGGGTTTTCAAACTCTATCACCCTGCCCGAGCCGTTCCCGAGAGTAAGCACCTGACTGTCCGAGACTGTGCAGACTATGCCTGTGATAACGTTCTGCTGCTCCGAGAGGGTCGGCAGGTCTATCGTGTTCGGGTCAAGGGTCTTGACGCTCGCACCGTACCACTTGCGGACATACCGTCCGAAGCGGTCAACGAAGCCGAACTGTCCATGCATTGATGCGATATATCCTAACATCTGCCGCATGGTCGTGCCCTTTGCGACCTGTTTTATCGTAAAATCAAAGCTTGACGCCCGAAGCCTCAGACCGTTTGAGTCAAAGAGCCTGCGGCTCTGCCTGTCGAAGAGGTAAGGCTCTGAGCTGTAGCTGTTGCCGTTCGCAAGCCCAAGCTGTGAACAGATGTCGTCCTCTATCGCCTTGCCCGACGCAGGCAGCCTGACGGTCGGGGTGTACTCCCGATCCGAGAAGTAGAGCCTGTCCGCAAGAGTGAGCTCGGTCGAGGCACCGCTTTTCTTTGAGCGCACGCAGGTCAGCCGTGCCATGGGTATACGCTCCGCCCCGAGTATCTCCCCGAGCCTGCCGACCTGCTCCACAGTCAGCCTGCCGAGCTCTGACAGGGTGTAGGGGGTGAGGTCGGAGTAGAGGGTGTAACCGTGTTCGTAATCTACCAGATATAACGACAGCTCGAACTCCTTGCCGAGAAACTTTTTATCACTGCCGTAGATCTCGACAGTCCACTCCCCTGCACACACGGCTCCCAGCTCTATATCGTCACTGAGTGAGGTAGACTGCAAAGCCCCCGAGGCATTCATGATGCTGTCGCCCATTATTACCTCATCAGCCGTTTCGAGCATTATCCTCCATGTTCTGGAGTAGCTCTCTATGCGTTCGGAAACCGCTTCATCTGATACCTTGTACATACTATCCTCCCCCTGCTCCCGAGTAGCTATAGAGGTTCACTGACAGCACCTTGCACAGCCTTCGGTGAGGGTCCCAGCCCCACTGCTCATAGGCAGGACCTTCCGCTCTCATCTGTACGGTGATCTCCTCAAACTCCTCATTAAGATATGTCACAGGAAAGTACAGACTGTCCATATTCAGGATAAAGTCATTTATTGCCTTGACCTCCGCAGGCTTCAGACCTGCCCACTCGATGTGTATAGTCGTTATAATGCCCTTTACATCGCCCACAAAAACACAGGTCGAGGAAAGCCCTGCATTATCTGACATGACCTTTTCCTTGTCGATCTTGAACACCGTAGGCGTTGTGATCTCAGTATCTCCGAATAGTAATCTCTGCATACTGACCTCCTATATAAGCGGTGAACTGCCGTTTAGCTTTGTAAGCTCGTTTATATCGTTTATCAGAGCCTTTCCGAGCGTCCTCTTCCCTATCTGCACATTTATCTGCACAGGCTGTCTTGAAGCCTGTCCGCCCGCTGCTGAGCCGTACTCTGCCAGAGCTTCAAGGAAAGCATACTTCATTCCTGCCGATGAGCTGTGTACCATAGGCGATGTGCTCATCGCTGCCTGCTCAATGGCGGAGAGCTCAGCCCTTTCGGTCTCCCTGTTCGCACTTTTTATTGCCTGCCTTACCATGTTGGTCGAGGCTCTTGAAGCTTCATTTGCTTCCTCCTCGATACCGAGAGCGTAACCCTCGCTGACAAAGCCTCCGAGCTTGGCGAACACTTTTGACGGTGAATGCGAATCCTGCACTCTCTCAGCCGTTCTGATAGCGTCTTGGATAGCCATACGGACTGCATCGTTTATCTCTGACGAGCCGTTTCTGATACCCTCAGCATAGCCCTCTGTCGCATAGTTGCCAAGCATCTCATAAGCTTCTCTGATCTCATTTCTTTCATACCCGGGCAGATCTATAAGATCATCAAGCAGCTGTGCCGACTCCTCACGCATCTTACTCATGCTCGAATCGACATAGTCCGTCATATCATCGAACAGACCGTTGCTCTTAGAGACATACTCTCTGAGCTCTCTCGTTGACATATTTGCAAATGCCTTTACATAGCCTGCTCCCTTAGGTCCCATCTGCTCAAGGTTATCATAAAACTGCTGCGAGATAACACCTGCCGACACCCTGTTTTTCAGAGTGAACAGATTATCCTGCCAGTCATTGAAGCCGTCGATATTGCTCTGCAGGTTCTTCTCGAGAGTTTCCTCTGTTATATCGGACTGACCGCAGAACTCCTCGAGCAGGTTCATCTGCCCGAAAACAAGGTCATGCTGTGTCTGATATGCTTCACCGTACTTTTCACAGATATCATTTATCCCCTGCAGGGTCTCATCGGACATATTGAGGATATACTGTGTTGTGTCCCCGAAGCCGTTCCGGAAGTTCTCCTGAGCGTCTGTAAACTCCTGATACTGAGTTTTCAGCGACTCAACATCAGCATTTGCAGTTTCCATCGCCGCATGAGCATCAAGTACAGCCGTTGACAGAGCGTTCATCTCGTCACCCGTTATATCATATCCTTCGGCTATAGCCTGTCTTCTTTTCTCGACTGCTTCGTTATATTTGTTCTCAGCCTCTTCGGCATTCAGAGAAGCTTCCGTCAGCCTGTTGATGATATCCTCGCCCGCCTGCATCGAAGCGTAAGCGTCAGCCATTTTGCCGACAGTGTCGATGTTATTTTTCAAAGCTCCTGTCTGGCTGTCTACCGACAGGCTAAGCTGAGGTATATCCTCATTGAGCTGCGAGATAATGCCCTCCATTTCGGCCTGCTCGGTCTTTGTCCTCTCGGACTTTTTGCTCAGCTCATCAAGGCGGTCTGTCAGAGTCTTGTATTTCTCACCCTGCTCCTTTGCCTCATCGTTGGTCTTTGTGAGCTCCTCATGAAAGTCGCCTATCTTGTCAGCGGTCTTTTTGCACTGCTCGCTGAATGCCTTTGTTTCCTCTGTCAGATCGTGTATTTCCCAGTCATAGTCTTTTGTAACATCGATTGCATCGGTTTTAGCTTGAACAAAAGAGTTAACTGCAAGTGCTGCAACTGTTATGGCTCCCATTACTCCCAAGAATCCTAAAGAAAGACCTTTAGCGGCTAGCTTGGTTTGAATAGTTTCGAGCTTGAATTCGGTCATATGTGTTTTCATCTCTAGGATATTCTTTTTGATATTTGGAAACTCTGAAGCGGCTTTGAACGCCACGAAGGCGATAGCTGCACCTTCAATAGCAATTTTTAGCCCCTCGATAACGACCTTTGCAGCTTCACCGTCTATACCGATCTTGGAGAGTGCTTCCTCTACTGCCGTATCAAAGACCTTAACAGCACCATCTATGAATGCCTTCCCCATTCTCTTGACGTTGCCGAAAAACACCTCTGCCGTGTCGGTCAGATTTTTGAAGGCTTTATCTGCATCTCCGCCTGTGGTCATAACACCAAGAAGGTTCTTTGCAGCAGCCTTCATGCTAGCGAACGAGCCTGAGAAGGTCGAGCTTGCCTCTTTGGCTGTCGTTCCCGTCACACCGAGGTTATCCTGGATAACGTGGATAGCCTCGTATACATCGTTCAGATTGCTGATATCATACCTGACACCGCTGAACTTCTCCGCATCTGCAAGAAGCCTTTCCATCTCGGACTTTGTTCCGCCATAGCCGAGCTTCAGGTTATCGAGCATGGTATAGTTCTCTTTCGCAAAGCCCTGATAAGCGTTCTGAATAGCACTCATATCGGTGCCGAACTTGTTTGCATTGTCCGACATATCGACCATAGCCATATCAGCGACCTTTGCAGCCTCTTTTGTGTCGCCGCTGAGTGACGAGAGCAGACTTGCCGAGAAGCTTGTCACGTTCTCCATATACTCATTTGCACTCAGTCCTGCTGTGCGGTAGGCTTCCTCAGCATTTTTCTTGACGATGTCAGCGTGCTCCTTGAAGAGCGTCTCAACACCGCCGAGACTCTGTTCCAGAGCTGCACCCTCAGTAAAGGCTTCCTGAACTACCTTGCCGATCGCAGCTGTCAGCCCTGCCTTTGCGATAACGCTTTTAAGCTTCGAGGCAAAGCCCTCGCCTGTTTTCTCTCCGCTTTCCTCACCGACCTCGGGCAGCTCTCCGAGCAGCTCTTTAAGGTTATTCGATATCCCCTTGGCCACAGGGATTATCTGTACATAAGCATCTGCAAGCTTTGTACCCTCAGCCATTATTTGTTCCCCCTTTCAAGCAGTCTTTTTCTTTCGGCTTCAAACTCCTCGGGTGACGAGAAGCCTGCGACCTCGTTCTGCTGATCTGTGCTGCTGCCGAACAGCTTTACAGCGAGCTTTTCGGGGCGGTTTATGCCCTTTGCCCCGTCTTTCGTCTGAGCCCACTGCAGCCATGCCAGCTTGTCATAGATCATAACCGAGATCTCTTCGATAAGTGTGTATTTCTGCCCCGCAAGGGACATCTTGCTTCGGCTGTCATGCCTTAATCCTACAAAAAAAGCCGCTGCCGTCATAAGTGGCAGCGACTTATAGTCATAGATATGATAGTACTCCGCAAAGTCACATATCAGAGCCGTTTCATCGCCCGATATTATGCTTGCAAGTCCGCAGACAGCCCTCAGCCGTTTTTTTCCTTCTCGTCCTCCGAGCCGACACCTCTGAGTATCTCTCCGAGCTCTGCAAGCACCTTGTCTCTCGGGATCCTGCCGCTTCTCCTGTCACGGCAGTGCTCTTTGAGAAGCTTTCCCTGCTCAGCTCCGAGAAGCAGCGTCAGCAGCTTTACAGCCGCACTGTAGTGCCCCTCGTCGATGTTCACAAGCTCTTCAAGCACTTCCCAGTCGCTCAGAGCTCCGTCGGAAAGCTCATACTCAAAGCCTGTAGACGTTTTTCCTTTCAGCATATCTGTACTCCTTATCCGTTCTCATTGCTTGCCTGCGTCTAAGCGGCAAGGTGAATGTACTCATAGTGCGAATTGCCTGCGCTGTCATTTACCGCTGTCAGCGTGACATTATATCCCACAGGGTCGCTGTCATTGTAGACGATCTCACCCAGAGCCGTGACAGATGCACAGGGCACAACTATACGCTTGAGTGCTCCGCCCTTGAGGATAAGGTCAAACACATAGACCGCCTCCTCGTCAGAGCCGCCGTTCACAGCAACAGAAATATCGCCCGAGTTGTCTACCGTCACGTTATCCGTACCGTAGACCATTTTGAGCACCTCGGTATTCATCGACTCGATAAGGGCGAAAACGAAGGTATCTGCCCCTGCTGTCAGCATATTGAGCACTACATCTCCGCCCCATGCAGAGGTAGAGTTGCTCGACTGATCGTTTCCGTTCGTCAGCCCGTCCTGCGAGCAGTAGCCGAGACACTTGAATGCTGCACCGAGCTCCGATGTTGCGTCTGTGGGAACGGCAGTTCCCTTCGGAGCTCTGAAAACAGCTCCGCCTATCTTAGGCTTGCCTGCGGTCACGTTCGCCGCATTGTTATTACCTGTTCCGTTACTCATTTTTATCTCTCCTTTAGTCATAATATGTCAGATCGAACACCGCCTGATAGCGGTATCTTTTAGTTTCTGTGTCCGTGAAGTCGTAGTCGCTGTTGAGCCTGCAGCGGCTGACCGAATCAAGCACTATGATGTCCCTCATAGCACGCTTGACTGTATCGTTCAGTACTGCTGACTTGTAAAGGCTCTCAGCGTATGACTGCACTGCAACAGTCGCCGACTGTATGCGGTCATTCTCGGAAGAGCCCACCTTTTCGATGAGCACATACTCCCTGCACCGCTCCTCGGGCTCCTCCATAAAGACGGGTACCGAAAGATTATCAGCAAGGTAGTTCAGAACAATGGTCTCTATCATTTTCCGCACACCGCCTTCAGTATCGTGTTGTTTTTCAGGTTATCAGATCTCGCCTGATAGGTCTCTGCTCTGACGCTGGCGTTCACACGATTTTTTCCCTTGTATGAGGACACCTCGTAGCCCTCACCGAGGCTGTTTGCCGCCTTCTGTGCAAAGCTTCGGCAGATCGACTCCGCCTCATCAGAACGCAGCAGAGCTCTGACTCCGGATCTGTTAAGAACGATCTTGACCTTAGTCATAGCTTTCCACCTGAACTTTCTTGTTCCAGGAAAGCGGAATATTCTCATCTATGCCCTGCATCGGTTTTCCTATCGTGCGATATCTTTCACCCCAGAATTCGACCTCAGTATTGATCCAGTTATGCGTGTCACCCTTCGGAATGCCGAGAGTGTATTTTATTCGCTTGCCCGATAGGTTCAGCTCGTTGATAACATCTTCGGAAGAGGGTACTCCGACAAGCACATTCTCGACATCCACGAAGCTTTCCTCATAGATAGGTCTTTTAAATTCGTCTGTGCCTGTCTGTACTTTTGTTTTAAGTCGGACTGTTACTCCGGATATCATCTCTTTCAACAGCATACACCTCCATCGCTCCGAATTGCTGACGCAGAAGCCCAAGCTCCTTAAGTTCGTTTTTGAGATAATACAGCGACTGACCACTGTTAAGATATGTCATCGATACCGAGTAGCCAAGAGCGGCCTGAGAAGCCTGAACTGCAGGAGGCGTTGTATCAGCATTGCTGTTAAGGGCACGGATGACCGCCTGAACTACAACAGACTTGACATCGAGTGCAAAATCTGCACCCGTGTCTTCGTCTGCTATCATGTCATCTATGTTACAACCGTACTGCCTCGCTATAGTTCTCAGCTTAGCAGACGCCTGCTCCAGAAGCACCTGAGCTATCTGCTGCTCTGCGGCAGTCAGTGTTCTTCCTACGGCTTCAATGTCGGCTACTGTCGCATATATCTGAACTGCCACGCTTCATCACTCCTCAGGCTTTGATATCGTCTGCTGTAAGGGTCACATAGCCAACAGCCACTGCCTTGCTGTTAGAGTCGAACTCTACGACCTCGATGATATCGCCGGCAGAGCAGCCGGAAATGACCTTAGCGGTTCCGCTGGTCATCGATGTACCGCTGTAATCAGAAGAAGTTGTTCCGTATGCACAGGTAGCTGCAGGATTCTTCTTATATGCGAGTGTATCGCCTTCTGTGAGCACTGTCGCTGTGACCTTGGTGTCTCCTGCTGTGGAGGTACCGACAGCGGTCGTGAGCGCCAGGAACGAGGGTGTGAACACCGCTCTGATCGCTACACTGCGGAGAACCTTGTGATCGTAAACGTTTCTGCCCTGTACAGCAGATGCTCCGATGTACTTGCCAGATCCGCTGAGATCCTGGATATGAACAGGAACGGAGAACTCCATTGCTCTTGTGGCAAAACGGGGG